GGCACTCCAGAGCCTCCGTCGTTTCTACACGGATGACGCTGGTTATGCACTGGCTACGCAGGTTGATACCGACCTCGCTAACCTGTGGGCTGCTCTGCAGTCTGGTACTGCTTACAGCGGTGCGGTAATTGGTGGTGACGGTACGACTGCATGGGATGGTACTGCTAACACCAACACTGGTAACAGTTCTGACATCAGTGACGCAGGTATCCGTAAGATGATTCTTGCTTTGGATAACGCAGATGTTCCGATGGACAACCGTTCATTGGTAATCCCGCCGATTGCTGCCAACGACCTGTTGGGTATCAATCGCTTCACTGAGCAGCAGTACATTGGCTCTGGTGATGCAATCAAGACTGGTAAGATTGGTATGATCTACGGTGTTGACGTGTATGTATCCAGCAACTGCCCGACTGTAACTGCAGCCGACACCTCTACTGACCACCGTGTTGGTGCTCTGTTCCACAAGGACGCTTTCGTACTTGCAGAGCAGATGGGTGTTCGTTCACAGACTCAGTACAAGCAGGAATATCTGGGTGACTTGTTCACCGCTGATACCCTGTACGGTGTATCTGAACTGCGTGACAACGCTGGTATTGCTTTCGTAGTACCGTCAGCCTAAGAGTTATCTTAACTCTGCCTTCCCGGGGCAATCCCGGGAAGGTTTTATTAAGATGATTTATAGGATAAGATTTGGAATCCTCCCTTCCTCTGTATTCTCAGGGGATGTGCTGGTGTCAAATCCCCAATATGGTAGAAAGATCGGGGAATTTGGTTCAAGACCAGTAAAACCCCCACAAGATAAGATTGTTAGACTAAATGACGAGAATGGCTTCTATAGGAAACTAGAGGAATCCATACTTAAAGAGGGGTTTCGTAATCCCATATTCTGTAATACAAGATATGGTGAAACTTTCTGCAGGTACGGGACTTCCCGCCTATGGATTGCTCAGAAGAATAATTTAGAAGTTCCTGCTATAATTGCAGACTATGAGGACCGATGGACGGATCTGGAGGAGTTATTTACGGAGGAGGACATCCGAAATAAATACACAGATCAACCGGGTTTAGTGGAAATCCATACGGATTCCATGAGAATTGATAGTTGCCCACATAGTCATTTAGAGGAATAGTATGCCGATTTACGAATACAAATGCTCCGACTGCGGGGAGGTAACGGATGAGTTACGATCCATGTTTGTTAGAGATGAAAATGGAATGTGTCCTTCCTGCGGTGGTAAGACCCATTATCGGGTTTCCGCTCCCAGAACCATGCTGGATGGAACAGACCCCGGATTTCCCGGAGCCTATGATAAGTGGGCTAGAACTCATGAGCGGGCTGGAGGACAGCGTTAATGGATTTATTTTCCGACTCTATTGACAGCATGGAACTTGATGTAATCAAGAATAAAATCCGTGATGTCTATGCCAAATTACTAGCCGAATACTTTAAGAAGCAAGTTCCCGGTGCTTCAGAGGAAGATATTGATGCTTTCATTCAGGAGAATGCTCTGGAATTTGAGGGTGAAGCTGAGGAAGATTCTGAAGTTGATGAAATTCTAGGTATGCTGGACGAGATGCTGGACGATGGTGAGGACCTAACGCCCGTAGACGCATCAGGAAAGGCTCCAGACTATACCGGTATCCCAGTAGGTGCTAAGTCCAAAGAAGGCTCTACAACCCCCACAGGAAGCTACAGAGGGCTTAAACTGGGTGGTATGATGACCCCAGAGGATAGCCAGACTAAGGTTCGTACTTCCAAACTAAAAGATCCTACAGGTGGAATTAATACTAAATCTGTAGACGAAGTTATGGTACAATACGCACCATTGGTGGAGAAACTAAAAGAAGAACTGGCTTCACTCAAGCAACGGAAACGTATTGGAATCAAGGAGTTCCGCCTTGGCTAAGTTCCAACGCATCGGTCCGGTCTGGAGAAAGCCTAAACCCAAACCTTGGAAACAGCTTAAAGCCGCTACTATACGGGCTAACTTTTTCCAAGAAGTTCGGGATAGTGATCCTTTAGCTTCAATACCAATAGAGTTCATCACTGAAAGTGGTGATTTTCTTGTTCAAGAACAGAACATTAATATTTATATTGCTGCTGAGTAAAAACTATGGCTGTTACAAAAGTATCCGATTTAACTGCATTAGTTACTGCAGATCCTACAGATGAGCTTTTGATTACTGATACTGATGCACTTCAAAGTAAAAAAATTACAGTACAAAATCTTTTATCTGGTTACATAAAAAATCTATTAGAAGATACTACGCCTCAGCTTGGCGGTACTTTAGATGCTAACGGTAATTTTATTGATATGGGCACCAATGACATTACTGATACAAAAGTAGGTCAATGGGATACTGCTTATGGATGGGGTGATCATTCTACCGTTGGTTATTTAACTAGCTTTACTGAAACCGACCCTATTGTAGGTGCAGTCACTGGTCTAGTAAAAGCAGACGGTGCTGGTAATATTAGTGCTGCTGTAGCTGGTACGGATTATTTAACAGGTTCTTCTACAAATACTCTTACCAATAAATCAGGTAATATTAGTCAATGGACAAATGATTCTGGTTATTTAACTAGTTTTACGGAAACTAATGACTTAACTGTTGCAGTGACTTGGGCCAATGTTCCTGATACAAATATTACTCAATCTAGTGTAACTCAACACGAGGCTGCATTAACGATTACTGAATCTCAAATTAGTGATCTTGGAACTTATTTAGAAGACGGTTTTTCAGTAACTGCTGGTACACTGACTACTGCTAATATTACAACGGCAGATTTTGGTAATTACACGGTAACTGAAACTTCAGGTGATCTATTGTTTGCTACTGGTGGTAATACTAAAATGAAATTAGATACCAACGGTGGTTTTACTATTTTATAACGGAGAAATAAAATGCCTAAGTTTTTTGTAGACGGATCAAGCGGCGATGTTAACCTTGGTTATGAGGCTACAGGTACTACAGCAAAAGTAACATGGGACGCTTCTGCTGAAACTCTTGATGTAGCAGGTTCTTTAACTGTAAATGGAGCAGCAGTTGCAGCCGCAAGTTCTTCATTTTATGATGAAGCAGAATTATTTAAAAGAAGTTCTGCTAATACTTTAGGTGTTCCTGAATTAACTGGTGTTGTTAACGGTAAGTCTATTTCTGTATCTGCTACTACGGTTTCTTTAAATACCGCAGGTAATTGGGATTCAGCTACCTATGCTACCCCGGCTAATCGTGCCGGTAAAGATTTTTATGTATATTTGTTGGAAGCTGGCGGTGTTATTCTTTCAGCTAATTCGACATATCCAACAGGATATACAGCAACCAATTCTCGTAAGATTGCAGGCTTCCATTGTCTTTGTACTGCTGTTGGTACAATTTCTGGGCATACTTTATCTAATTATGCTGCGGGCGATATTCTTCCTCGTTCGGTTTGGGATCTTTTCAACCGTTCTAGTGCACGACAGGAAGGAACAGTTCTTTCGTCTTGTGGGAAGTGGGTAGACATTTATCTTCCTTCGGTATCAGGCTCAACCTTAGTATCTGTTAATGGCGGTACTATTGCCGATGGTGCTTCTTCTCCTGCTTTCCATACTTATAAATTTGAACAATGGTTTGCTCGTCAAGGTATGAAGACGATTTCTCAGCAAGAATTTTTTGCTGCTTCGGAAGGTGCTAATCAAGGTACAAATATTACAGGGTCGTCTGATCCGGGTACTACTGGTGGGCATACTGATACAGCCGGACGTAGAATGATTTCCAATGACGGTGTAGAAGATACCTGTGGTGCTCTTTGGCAGTGGTGTCGTGATACTGGTGGTAATTCTGGTGCTGCTTCGTGGAGAAACGCTTATGATGGTAATGATTCTGGGGTAGGTGGTCAGCATTACAATGAGCCGTATCGCGGGTTCTTGGGCGGTCTTTGGTCTGCCGGGGTGAGGTGCGGTTCTCGTTTTTCCAGTTGGCATATTGCTCCCCTCGTTCTCGGTTCCGGCCGTTCCTCTCGTGGCGTGGCGGAGCCCCGGAGTTCTCGGTTCTAAGAATCCTTAGGGATGGGTATAAAGATGTACATTCGCAGGAAATTGGGCGGTAATTGGAATAACAGGGTGAAATGCGGTTCTCGTAGTTCCAATTGGAATAATGATCCCCTCAATCTCAATTCCAACAATTCCTCTCGTGGCGTGGCAGATACAGAGGGATACGGTGTATCTATGACTGCGGGGCTAAACGACCCTCTGGCTGATCTTTATACCTTGTCACGATACTCTATCGAGTTGACGGCAAAATACACAGCGGTCGCTCCCTTAGGGCTAGTAAGGTAACTGAAAGTCAGAAGGGGTTTTATATGAAACGGCACGGTAATTTATGGGAAAAAATTGTAGATCCGAATAATCTACATGAAGCATATCGCCGTGCCAGACGAGGTAAGGGTTGGACACGTTCTGTTGCAGAATTTGAAAAAGATGTAGAAGGTAATCTTAATAAACTTCATGAATTATTAGTTTCCAATAAGTTTACTACTTCTAAATATAGTACTAAAGAAATCTATGAACCTAAACATAGAACTTTATATAAGCTACCTTTTTATCCTGACAGAATAGTTCAGCATGCTTTGCTTCAAGTTGTGATTCCTATTTGGGATTCATTAATGATTGATGATTCTTATGCATGTCGTCCTAATAAAGGAATGCATATAGCTAGTAAAAAAACAATGCAATATGTTAAAAATTTTAAATATTGTTTAAAAGGAGATATTAGTAAATTTTATCCTTCTATTAATCATAATATTTTATTGTCTATAATAAAGGAAAAAATTAAATGTAAAAAAACATTAGATCTTATTACTAATATTATTTTTTCTTTTCCGGGTGGAAAAAATGCACCAATAGGAAACTATACTAGCCAGTGGTTTGGTAATATTTATCTAAATAAATTAGATCAAGAAATAAAACATAATCATAAATTTAGTGCTTATATTAGATACTGTGATGATTTTGTTATCTTTGGAAATAATAAAGAAGAATTAAAAAAACTTTTAAATTGGATTAAAGATTATGTTGGCTTTTCTTTAGATTTAAAACTATCTAAAGGTAGTGTATTTCCTGTTTCTCAAGGTGTTGATTTTTTGGGTTATAGGCATTTTCCAAATAAAATTTTACTAAGAAAAACAACAGCTAAGAGGGTCCGGAAACGTTTTAAAGAGTTGCCTATTAAGTTACAGACTGGTAAAATTACTTTGGATCAGTACCGGTCTTCTATAGCTTCGTCTGAAGGTTGGATGAAATGGGCTAATACCCACAATTTTAAACAGAGTATAGAACTCCAAAAATTAAAGGAAATTTTATGAGAGGGTTTTCTAATTGGTGGAATACCAAACAAGACGTTTTAGTTTCTCTTGAAATGTTTCCAGTAGAAACTAAAGAAAAACTTCAATCTATTTATGATTCAAAAGATCAATGGCTTCTTATTAAAAAGTTGGAAGAAAACGAAGAAGGTATTGAAGACGATTCTCATAAAGTAGTATCAGTAACGAATGATGAAGATGTAGTAGTTGAGCGTTACCAATATGAGTTTAAAGAAGATCCTAATGGTACTATTTTTCGTTTAGG